TCATCTAATAACTCTACTTTTTTCATAACTCTTATTACTTGTTTTTAAATTTATATCTAAATATAACATCAATGTCTTGGAAGGCCAAACATTACTTGGCCTTCTTTTCAATGATATTAAAAGTTTCAACAGCCAATTCAGCTTGTAATTTATCATTATTTTTCAATTTATTACCAAACACACTTTCAATGTTATCTAATAATAATTCTACAAACAACGGATTTTTAATGTTAACATTGTTTTCAACATTCATATCAATGATTTCATTGACGAAATTAATGACATCTTGTTTCAACTGATTGTTGTTGAATTTGTTGGGGAGTTTAAAACCTTTTTTCATGACCTTTATTTATTTGTGTTTCTTATTATGTCTAAATATAACATCCATTTTTGGCTTAGCCAAACATTTCTTCAAGAATGTAAAAACCTTCTACATCTTCTTTACTTAACAATACTTTGATTTCGTCGATTGACTGTGCTTTGTTAATGTCATAAATCATATCTTCATAAACTGATACGAATGCTGAATCACAATCAGTTAAAGCATCTTGATAAACTTTAACAATCTCTTTTTTTACATTTTCGATTTTCATAACCTTCATTTCCTTAATCATTTATATCTAAATATAACATCCAATCTCTGGATAGCCAAACATCTTGTAAAAGACTTTTATGTCAATGTCATTGTCACTGTCATTATTATCTATAATTGTCATTGTCAGTGTCGTACATGTCATTGTCATTATCATATTATCTGTCATCGTCTATGACGTAGAAGTTATCAAATAAATCTTAGGAAGCCAAACTTAGGTTAAAATAGTGAAGCCCCTATTAAGGGGCCCCACAACGTAGAAATAAAATAAGACGGAGGAAAAACGGATAGGGAACAATAACCTCCAAAACGTGCCAATGTCATTAAAACACGTTATTGATAGATATCCTATCGTTTTGCCATGTTCCCAATATACAACCCACCTCTGTTACCTCCAAGTTCTTCTCTACAAAGATTAGCAAGCCATATAGAATCTACAATATCGTCATGATGTCCTGGAGGATGGCTGAATGATAATTTACCATTAGTATTTACCTTATAAGTATAGGCTGCTAATTCATTATAACATTCAGGCATTAATTGTTTTGATGGTAATTCTAAAGCACCCGTTTCTATATCAGTAATCATTTTCCTAACTGCCTGTGCCTTACTATCTTGTGATGTATAGAATGCCTTTGTATTACGTTCGTATTTCTTTATTAATTCATAGAGGGCAAGTCCTGGACCATTAGATTCAACATAACCTCCTCTGATGTTAAATCGTTGCAACTCGTTGATGATAGTTTTTGCAGATTCTTCAAATGTTTTTCCATTAAACCTAAGAATCTTCTTGCAACGTCCGGATTCGGAGAGTATTGTGCATACTGTATAATCATTAGACATTCCAAAGTCAATTCCGAAATAATCTCTTGTTGTTTTTGATTCATCCCAATTATTTAAATTACATACCATATCTAATCCTCTAAATACATCGTTTGTAGCTTCAGAGAATTCAGCTAAGTATTCTTGTTTATAAATGTCTATAGGTAACGACCTTTGTTGGTCTAATATAAATTCGTGACTAACATATGGATTGTCGGTAGATACACCTTTAAACGATATATAATCGTTATTATCAACCTGTCCACGTAGCCAATAGTTATAAAACCAATTTTTAGATTTAGGAGTCGAGATGATGAAACATTTTTTACCTAAGGCAGATAATGTAGGTAATATTGCTTCATTCATCCCTTCCTCCCTAATAAATGCTGCCTCGTCAATCACCATGTAGTTGAAACTAAAACCCCTAATACTATCATATCGTTCAGCAGACAAAAACTGTAACGTAGACCCATTTAAAAATGTTAATGTTAAGTCTGCTTTATTCGACGATACTACTACCTGGTGGGCTGCATCTAATAATTCATGAAATATTTTCTTTGCCTGGTTATAAATTGGGGATATCCAAGCTCCTTTACTTTTAGGATTACCTAATAACCAATACAGCATTAGGTTTTGTCCTAATAATGATTTACCAAATTGACGTCCACATGCTACTACTCCAAATTTATGTTCGGAGTTAGCAAAGCCATCTATAATATGTTTTTGGCCAGTATGTGGTGTAAATAAGGTTATGTTCATTTATTTTGTTTGATATACTCTTGGGCTTCCTGTAGTGTGTTAAATTTACCTACAATATCCATTCCCTTAAACACCAACCAATATTGTTTTTTCTGGTGTCTTGTCTCTACTACTCTCATAATGCCATCCACTCTTCATGTTCGGCCCAACAATTACATTGTGGTACAAATAGGAAAGGCAAATCAAATGAAGAATCCATTGCCCTAAAATGTGCTAATTCAGCATCAGTAGCTAAACGTGTATCCTTATTGCAAATCTTACAATATGGTACTTTTTCAATAACTCGTGCCTTAGGTTTACGTGTGTATTTTTTCCTTGGCTTACTTGACTTAGGCATTTCTCTCTAAAATTGTTAATCCGTTATTATTTGTTCTTCTTTCTTTAATCGTCCATTGTGGATTATCCATAATGAATTCTTCAATTGCTCTCCATAAACCTTCGTGTCCGTTAGTTTCACCACGTGTTTCAAATAAGGTTGTATCGTGGAAACCAATATATTTTCTGGCTTTATTACCGTGACGTTCTAATTCGATTTTCAATTGTTCGTACACATGCCATGTATCAATAAATAAGAAATCCGTCTCGTCAATAATAATTTCTCTGGTATCACCTTCAATAAATCTGAAGTTCACACCTGTTTCATCAGCATATTGTTTAGCTAACTCTAAGTTTTTCTGTCCGTTATTTCCCCATCTACCTGGATGGTACAAATCAATAGACAATAATGTTTTAGGTTTACCCATAATAAAGGCAAACGTTGATACTACACTTCTAACTCCCATTTCTGTTACGTGGTCACATTGCTCAGCATAGTGCCTTAGTACAGGTAGGTGTTCGTTAATATCTGTTGCTTGATTACAGATTACTTCAAAATGTTCTTCTTGTGTCATAACTCTTCTTCTAATTTTTTCAAACCAGGGTCAGTACCCCAATTTAGTTGTATGTTGCCTTCTACTTTGGCTTCTATTTTTTCAATATCATTACCTGTGTACTTAACGATTTGGTCGATTGCACGTTGACGTACTTTAGGATCGTCATCAGCTAATAGAGAATGTAATTCATTCATAGCTGGGTCTAATAATTTGGTTAATTTAGCCCTCCATGCTTCCTCGTATTTCTCCTTAGCATCACTCCAGTATTTGGTGTATTGCTGTTCGGATTTATCACCATATTCCTTATGACAATATTTAATCCATTCCTTAAACAAAATAGGTGTTTCTGCCTTGTATCGTAATTCAAGACATTTATCTACTCGTTTATCTACTTCTGTATGTGTTAATTTTTCTCCAGCCATGATTTTATATGTTGCTTATATACTACCATACATATATTATTTGACCTTATAAGTATTTAGTGATGGGTTATATATCTGGATATAATGTGTTTCACGTTCGAATTTAACACTCGGATCACATTCCTCCAATACTCTAAAATCAAATGCTTCCCACCCCAATTCGTTTATTAGTTTAGACAATGGTTTATTCTTGCCAGCACCTATGTTTCTACTGTGTCTATAACGTCTATTACGTAAGTTAGCCGAACAACCGATATAGCTATCATCTGTTAAGAGACAATCAACTATATACACTCCACAAGTAGCAGGTATTTTTTGATTATAATGGTTACCCGGATATTTTTCTGGGTTTTCCTTATAATACCTTTTCATATAACTACGATATGCAATAGGATCTTGTTCAAAATGTGCCTGGGCACGTTCGTAACTACAATCCCTACAATATGATTTCCTAATGCCTTTAGATTTATTACTGTAGTGAAAATAAGTGATTGGAAGTATATCTTCACAATCCAAACATTGTTTAACTATCGTATCCTCCATTTCGTCTTGCCTCCCAGGGGTTTTTATGTGATTTATGTTTCTTACCTTTATTACCATGTTGGTCACTTAGGTGGTATTTTTTATCTAATTTATTATAAAATTCTTCTACACCTGTATTATTCTCTAATTGCTGCCATACCCAATCACTATCAGGATAATGGTTTTTCTTTGTTTTATTCCATTTTTTTATTTTATACATACTTAATCTATTTTTTGACGTATGACAGAACCTACATTGTGAATGTACACCCCGAGAATGATGTTTATCTGGGTAGTAATCGGTAATCGGTCTTATTACCTTACATCTACTGCACTTTTTTCTTTCTTCCACTTTTCTTCACAACTGGGGTAGCAACTACCTCGATTTCACTTCTATACTGATTGAACATGCTGTTTGTCATCATTACAAATGACTTAAACATACAAGCACAACCTGGACGTTCAGCTTGTTTTCCCATCATTAGTGTTCTGGCTTTAACAAAGTATTTATCCATTGTTTCTCCTGAAATTCGGCCTCCACTACGTGCTGCATATTCGTTAAGCAACCATTGTGCTTCTTCTTGTGTTAAATTAGGGTTAAGCATCTTTTGTTTTTTTAATTTCGTTATAAATAAGTAGTGATAAGAAACTTGTTACTAATGCAGCTGTAAAATTCTGGAAATATACTAATGCACTCCAAAATGCTAAACACATAGGACAAGTAAATACTGTTAATAATGGTTGTGCCCAAAACATTCTGGCACGTACAATCCAATCAACCATTTTCTCTACTAAACGTTCTCTGTACGATTGAATAGGTTCAAACCAACCGATCAACCAATTGCTAAATAAAGCAATACCTAAAATATCAATTAACATCTGTGTCATCCCAATCTTCGTCTAATAATTCAACATCTTCGGCTTCGATTTTCACGTCACCATTTATAAATTGTGGTTCATCACTTACAAAATCCTTCCAGATTAAATACTTCTGGAGTATATCCATGTTCTCGTTGATGAAACGAGTTTGGAGTTCATATTCTTTTATATCCATTATTTTTGTAGTTCTTTTAAATATTCGAGTACGATTGCTTTAACCTTAGCTGTTCTGTCTGAATCACGTTTTTTAGTACGTTTATCTATTTCACTTATAGTCTGGTCAATTGCCTGAAGTGATTGGTTTGTTTGTTGAATAATAGCTTGAACCATTTGTTCTAAACCATCTATACGGTGTTCTAAATCATTGATTGACGAAGTACGTGACTTCGATTTAGACGTCGATATATAACGTTTAAATATACGT